TGCCGGGTTGGAGTAGCCGAATCGCTTGGCCGCGTCCAGCATGTCGTCTAGGAGTTCCTTCTGCGCGTTACGACCGTAGATGTTGCCGTTGACGGAGAGGTTGATTGTGGTTCCCGCACGGCCGACGTTGGAAGCCGCTGAGCGACCACCCATTGAACGAGGAGCCGCCGAGAGTGAGGCATCTACGCCGCCTGCAATGTACGCGCCAGTCTTGGACATATCGACGCCCGAGAGCAGCACGTCGGGCATCGCGCGCCACCACGTATTGATCGTGGAGAGCGGCCCCTTGTCGGCAGGCGACTTGAGCTTCAGGTACTTCTCGAGGATCTGCGCGAACTTCTTAGCGGCTTTTTCGAGATCGCCGAAAGATTCCTCAAGCCCGGTGGCGAACGCCTTGCCCAAGTTCAAGCCAGCCGTCTTGTATCCCGGCCCGAACTCTTCCTTGTAGAGCTTTAGGATCTTCTTGTGGACCTTCTTGTACGCCTTCGGATGCTTCTCTAGGTACGCCTCCAGTTGTGCAAGCTGCTTTTCGAGATGTTCCTTCTCGAGATCGCGGCGGGCCTGCAACTGTGTCCGCGCCGTCTCAAGAGTTGTCTCGGCGGCGGCCCGTTCTTTCTCTGCCTGCTTCATCAGCGCGGCCTCGCGGATCGCCCACTGTGCATCGGCAATCGCCTGAGCGTCACCCGAAGCAACCGCAGCGGTGAGCGCATCCTGGCGTTGCTTCTCTGCGCGCGCCTCGCTCTCTGCCTTTAAGGTCTGTTCGGCCGGTGTCAGATCGCCCTCGCCGTAGAGGAACGAGTAGCTGCCCATCGACACTGTGACCTTCAGTTTCGCCAGCATCTGCGCGGTCTTGGCGTCGAACGCGGCCATCGCTTTACCAGCTAGATTCCCGAAGGCGGTAGTAAGCGCACCCTGCATCGACTCGACCGCAGACCTAGCCTTATCGAGCGCGTTGCGAACGCGATCCGTAACATTCGACGGGAGATCGGCCGTCCCGAGTAGGAAGCCTTGCACGACACCCTCGCCGAGCGGCTTGCCGAGTTGGTTAACCCACTTGGTCGCCGGAGAGTGCGCGCCTTGCTCTGCCTTCGCCTGAGCTAACGCGGAGTTGATCTCGCTATTGATCCGGGCTGCCAGTGCGCCAGAAATGCCCGACGCGCCTTCAACTACGCCGCCCTTGATCGCTCCACCAAGATTTCTGGCAGCCGCGCGAGCACCGGGCGCAACGGCGTTGATCGCTGCCTTGGTTTTTGCGCCTTCCTTTGCCGCCTCTTTCGAGATGTTCGCGAAAATCCCGGCCGCTTTAATGTCCTTCTCGGTCGGCACGCCCTTCATGTCTTTGGCGAGCTTCGCGATAGCGAGGGCGGCGCGACCGGCAGCGGTCGTTGACCCGCCTGCTTCGTTAGCCATCTGCTTCAAGGTGTTGGCGAAAAGCTTGGCGGCCTTTTCCGAATCGCCGCCAGCGTTCGTAATCACGCGCAGCTTGTCGGAGAGCTTTATCGCCTCTCCGCGCATGTTGAGCAGTTCTCCGGAGGCTTTTTGGTGGGAGATAGCTAGCCGCTTCGCCGAATCGACTACCTGATTCTGGGCGTCCTTCACTCCCTGCGCTGCCTGCTCCACGTTTAGATCGGCACGCGCCTTCTGTAGCGCCGTACTTGTCCCGTCCTTCTCTACCCGCGTCCGCTCGACGATCGCTTCCTTGAGCGTAAGCTGGGCGGACTTGAGACTGAGCGTTCCGTTTCGGAGGGCGCTCTCAGATTGCCTGGCGTCATCGAGGGCGGTTGTGTAATTGCGTACTGCCTGGGATAGTCCCTCGATCCCCGTCTTGGTTGCGCCCGCTGCAAGCTTGAGCGATACCAGCGCGCCGACCGCCATACCTGCGAGGCCGACAAGTGCCCCGATACCCGTTGCCTTCATGGATACGCCTAGCGCCGTGGTTGTGGCAGCTGACTGCGCCGTAACCGCTTTGTAGATCATTAGGGCTGCCGAGGCCGCCCGTGTTCCATAAGAGAACGCGATCATCCCGGTAGCTAGCGATGCTGTTATTACGAACAGGGCCGTCGCGGACGTCTTGTGCTTGTCGAGCCAACCGACTACTCCGGAGAGTGTTCCAATGAGCTGTGTGAGCGCCGGGAGAAACTTCGTTCCGACGCTGATCGCAGCCGTCTCGGCCTGTGACTTGAAGCCCTCCAGGGCACCGTTGAAGCCCTTCATCTTCGCCGCCGCTAGAGCCGCCGCCGAGCCGGAGACTTCCGTTCGGGCGGTGTACTCGGCAAACGCCTTCGACCCGCCCATCAGAATGATGTTGGCGGCACGGATCGCGTCTGAGCCGAACAGCGTCTCCATCGTTGCGAGCCGCTGCTTCTGGGGCAGGGGCGCGAGCGCGTCGTGGTACTGCTTGATCGCGCCCTTGATCCCGATGAACTTGCCTTGGCCGTCGAAGAGGTTGACGCCGAGTTCCTTGACCGCATCTTTCTGCCGCTTCGTAACCGGGATCATCGAAGAGAGCAGCTGCTTGAACGACGTACCGGCGTCCGACCCGACAACGCCCGCGTCCGCCATTTGCATCAGCGCGGCCGTGTTCTCGTTGATCGAGAGGCCGTACATGTTTGCCACAGCCGAGGACTGTTGCAGGCCAAGCGCGAAGTCGTTGATTTCGCCAGTGGATGCATTCGCCGCGTTAGCGAGAATGTCCGCAACCCGGCCAGCCTCGGAACCTTCTAGGTTGAATGACTTGAGGGCGCGGGCGGTGATCGTCGCCGCGTCCGCGTTCGAGATCGAGGCGGCAGCGGACATCTGAAGCACGCCCTTGGCGGCGGCCATCGACTGTGTGACTGAGAGTCCGCCCTTGGCGAGCTCGGTCATCGCGTCGGCCGCGTCCTTCGCGGAGGTAGCCGGGAGAGAGAGGTCGGCGCCGAGCGCCTTCGCCTTCGCGTCTACCGCCTCCATTTGTGGCACGGTGGCCTTCGTTACCGACTGGAAGACGTTGAGCGACTTTTGATAGTCGCCCGCGAGCTTCACGGCCAGGCCAGTAAGCACGCCCAACCCAGCGCCGATCATCATCCCCATTCGGCCGACCGAACGGGTCATGCCGGACATGCGGTTATCGACCTGATTGAGACCAGCTATAGCTCCGCTGGTATCCGCCCCGACCTTGATAAGAATGTCGCCGCCAGTTGTCACCTAGACTCGTTTCTCATGTTCAAATAGCCCCTGCTTCTCCCACTTCCACATGCAGTAGCCTTGCCAGCCGACGTACTCCGAATTGGGCAAGGCTCGGATCTCCGCAAGGGTTTTGTGTAGTTCGTCTGCTAGCCGGTAGTCCCAGATGTCTTTACCTGGGCCGTCCTCGAATCCGGGCCTACCCCAGAAAGGAGTTCTGCGCGGCCCTCACCGCGCCCGAATCAAGGTTCGACGCTTCCATGATCGCCGTCATTACGGCTTCGGTTGCGCCGTGCGATTTGTCGGACAGGATCTTGACGGCTTGCTCTTTCGTGATCTTCGGGTCAACTAGGCCATTCACGAGCACGTGCGCCTCGGCCTCTGCCGTATCCTCGAAATTACCGAGCTGCCTTACCTGTCCGCGCGAGAGTCCACAAACGACTACCGACTTGCCCCATCCCGGTACATCTATGACTCTCTCATCAATGTCCTTCGCCCCGATGATCTCATCGAAGGTTGCTCTTGGTAGTGCTGTGGACTCGGTCATTAGCTAACCGTTCCGTATGTCGCCGTGCCGGAGCTAGCGAGCGAGAGCTTGAAGGTGACAGCCTCGTCGGGCTTGGCCGGGGGTTCATAGGATTCGATCAGCGCCGGGACGCTGATAGTCCGCTTGCCGGTCGCTGTGCCCTGCGGGTAGAAGATGCACGTCTCGGCCGTGCCGCCGATCTTGGAAGTGATGAGAGCGTCGATCGTGGGGTCAAAGAAACCCTCGACCGCGATTTTGTGATCCTCGAGACCGGAGAGCCGCGTGACTCCCTGATCTCCCAGACAAGTGATGTCGAGCAGCTTGTCATCGTTGGAGACGCTAGCGTTGTTTATGTATGTCCCGATCTGCGTACCGGCATACGAAAACGCGGCGTCCTTTCCAGAGCCGAATGTTGCCATGCTATTTACTCCTTCTTAGTTTGGATCAGCCATGATCCGGTAGGTCGCTCCGCGATGCGAATAGCGAACGCCGCTGTCGTTTTCGACGTAATCGATCGATGATTCGCGCCGGAGATGTAGGTGTGTGTAGCCTGAAATCGTTAGTGATTGGTCTTGAAGTAGCGTGTCGATTGCGCTTGCCACAGAACCCGCCGTGACCGCGCTCGGGCCTTCCGTCACGCCCTTGACCATGTAAACCGCGTCTTCGATCGCTACGCCCGAAAGCACGTTGATCGGAACCTGCGATTGGCGCTGGTAGATGACGTAGGGCGGATCAACACCTTCGGGCGCTAGGTATTGGTAAATCGCCGTGCCGCCCAACAGGTTGGTCAGCGCTGTGCCGCCCGACAGTTTCGTGTAGAGCGCAGCGTCTATTGCGTCCGGGTTCATGGGATGAGTTGTTTGAGCGCGGTGGTATATGCGGGCTTGACTTGCTCGGCGGCTGGCCCCATGAATGGCTGTGCGCCCATCCGCGATGTTCCGTACTCATTGAAAACGGAATACTCGGCGGGGGAGTGAACTGACCATTCCGTACCTGAACCTTGGGCGTTGATCGAGTTCTTCATGTTGCCCGTGTCCACGCGCGCCCGCTGTTGCGCGATAGCAACCATGTCGTGCGCTGCTTTCTCTGTTGCGGCGGCGGCCAGTGCTGCGGCGGCAGCCGTAAGCTGCGGAATCCTGCTCCGGACGTGAACTGTGACCGATCCTGCCATTAGTCGATCCGCACTAGGCGCACCCGGCGGGCTATCTCTTCCGGGTCGCGATCCGCAATCGAAAGCACTTCGTAAGTGTTCGAGTCGAACGTCACATGATCTGTGTTGGTAATGGTCGTGTCGGCGGGAAGCGTGAGCAACCAGGACGTCACGGCGGCTGACCTGCTTGCGATCTCTCCGGAGCGAGGCTGCGTATTCTCGGCGGCGAGCCGGGCATCGACCGTACCGCCCGTTCTCGCTACATACGTTTGGACGTAACCCCCCTGACCATCGCCCGTAAGGGCCGTCCCACTGATGACGGCCGTCCCCGGCAGGTAGGCGTCGGAAGTTTCCCGCGCGGTATGAAGTTCCCAGGGTTGAAGCCCGACGTTCACTTAACCGCCTTGCTCCCAATCCTACGAGCGCCGCACTTGCACCTGTCTACTTCGGGGATGCCGTTCATGCGCTTGCAGAACGGACATTCCCACGCCAGCGCCATGACGAGACAATCGCGTGTTTCGGGCACGGTGATTATCGGAGTCTCCTTCTTGGCAGGCGGCTTTTCCATAACCTCCGGCTTGTCGTTCATTCGTCCTCCTCGTCTTCGATGCAGATAACCTCGACCGCATCGCCGGGCCAGTTCTCA